GAAGTTCCGCACTCTTCTGCGAGAGAAGTCAGACTCTATGTTGAGCAGTGCCGCCTGCACTTTCTCACCCTCGTTACACACATAGTTGGTCTTGGGGAAGTAGTTACCCCCTATGAGTACCTTGCCCGTGTTGTAGGGCTGGTACTTAACTTGATAGTGAAACCGACTGAGCGGTTTCTTTTTCTTGCGTGCTGCGTTCATCACTTCTCCTTTACTTCAAAGTAACCAAGCCATTGCGTGCCCTCAACTTGGGGTTGATACCTACGGATGTCGTAGTTGGCATCGTGTGGTAGTGGTACGAGGAATAGGTTGTATGGATACCCATCCTTGTCCATCAGCTTGATGAGTTGGCGTAGGTCACGCTGCTCATTGGTTGTCGCCCATTGCGCTACGCTGCTTGCGTAGAAGTGCAGGTCTTTGGGTTTGTTGGCTGTCATTTACTCTCTCCTAAGTTTCTAGTGTCGGGCTTGATCGCCGCCCGACTGGGCGTTGTGGGACAGGGTGTCCCACGGATTACTTAAGTTCCTCGGGTATCTCTACCTCATCACCCAATACGGATGCTACATAGCACCGCATGGCGGCGATTAGTGGGGTTGGCCCATCGTTTGGGATGTGCTGCGTTTTGTACATCGCGTCCCACAAAGCAGGTGTCTGCGGCACAAGCTCAATCATCTCCCGTTCAATGATCGGGCCACCATGTGCCCAGTTGGTTGATGGCGAATAGCTGTGGCCTATCCATCCATGACACTTGATGTCGCCCTCAAAAGCGTGCATCTTGATAATTTCATAGCCTTCACACTTCGCCACCGCCCAATCAAGGGCAGCGCCTGTTAGTTCAGATGTTTTCATTCTCATTTACTCTCTCCTAAGTTTCTAGTGCCGACCGTTGCTAGGTAGTATCGGCGTGGTGGTCGGCGTAGCCACGCTTTTACTTTTGTGGGACATGGTGTCCCACGAAACTTATTCATCAACCATTGCGTGCCATGTGTTGGGCACGTGTGTTCCTGCTTCAAGGTTGTTGATTCTCTCCAAGGCTAGGCGCATGGCGTCCACTTGTTCTCTCAGCTTGGTGTCCAGCGGGTCAAGGTTGAGTTTCTCGATAGCCGTGTTAAGTTGTTTGCGTGTGGCACGCTGGAGCCTGACCTTCTTTAATGCGTAGAGTTCGAATGGCAACCTGCGCTCGAAGGGTGTTTTTATTTTGGCTTTCTCTCTGCGTGGGATGCTGAGCATCTCCGAAACAAACGCCGTTTTGATGTGATCGGGTACGTAGTCTGTCCAGTGGTCGTGCTTGGGTAGTTCCTTGCGCTCATTCTTGCGGTTGTTCAGCTTCTCATACAGCTTGTTCAATACATCGAAGTAATCTCTAACAAACTGTGCACGCTCCGGTGATGGGTCTTTTGTTTTGTAGCGCACCATCGAGCGCACTATCTTGCGCTCGTGTTGCAACCCCGTGATGATCTCCCCCCATTGCTTGTTGATCTCACGTATCTTTGCGAGTTCTTTTGTCCGAGTTTTTCTGAAAGCCTTGATTGCCTCGATGGTGTCTTGCACCATCGGCTCTGGGATGTCGGCATTGCGAAGCTCCCATGTTATGTCTCGATAAGTCTTGCCTTTGTACTTTGAGTACGGATCACGCATGATTTCTCCGAAGTAATGATGATGGGTTTGTATGTTATCACGCAAGTAGGCGATATTATGTAGGTGCGGACAGTTTTTTTAGACACGCAAGTCATTGATTCTTAAGGGCCAAGTGGAAAAGTGTCCCCTCTATCTCCCTGTTTGGGGAATGGCATAAACCCAAAAGAAAAAACAAACAAGCGTAAAGAAAAAGACAAGGGGAAAATGTGTGTCTGCGTGTATGAATGTTTACTACTACTAAGCTATTTCTATATATAGATATAGAGGGGACACTTTTTTAGTTTTCTCATACAAATCAACAACTTACGTGTCTAAAAAAACTGTCCACGCTGGAATAATATCGCCTACTATGATTTTTCCATGTTTTTAGGGTTTGTGGGACACGCTGTCCCACCAAGGGGCTCAAGAGAACAGTTCAAGCTGCTTGCCCAAGCCTTGCTTCCACAAGTTGTACTCAGCTTGATTGGCGAACACAAGCCCGTGCTTGTGTAACTCGCCCTTCCTGAACACGTGGACATAACGCCTGCTACCGTAAGTGATGCGCTGGCAATGGTAGTCCTGCCCAAGATGGGTGAACGTGCCGATGTCTTTGATGGGGGGTTGGTTGAAAAGGTTTTTGAACAGCATGATTAACTCCTAAAGTTTTGTGGGACACGATGTCCCACGGTTTGACAATGAATGAAACAGCGGCCAGACCACACTGCACCGCTTGATTGGAAAAAACTCACTTAGCGACTGCCTTGAGTGCTTTGATTGCATCGGCTACGCTTTCGAAGTTGGCAAGGTACTGTTCTGCCAAGGCTCTGACATCCTTGCTCAGTCTCGCATGGCTCACCGGCTTTGCTGCACTCTCAGGCTTGAACCACACCATGACGTTGCGCTGCCATGACTTGTGTGCTGCATCGTGCCTAGTCTCACGTGTGGATTCTGCACCGGTGTGAAACACCGCAGCCCCTGACGTGTTCCACGTGTAGTTGCATTTGTACTTACGAGCATGCACCGCAGCTAGTGCCTCGAGTAGCGTGGGACATGGTGTCCCACCAAGCTGTTTGGCAGCGTTTTGCATGAGTGACCCGTAGGAAGCACCTGCATCCATGTAGGTGTCGTATGAGTTAGCAATGTTGGTGATGGTTTGTGTAGTCAGTTTCGACATGGTAAAGCTCCATAAAGTTAATGAATTGCCTAGGCTTTCTGACCTAGACAACCTCTATTGTGCTGAGACCCCTGAACGATAGCCCTTGAGGAGCCTTAAAACAGGCGTTTTGGGGCTGTTTTCGATCCCTACCGTACCCCCATGACCCCTTTTTGGCGTAGTGAGCGCCGTCACACAACAACACTATTCCCCAGCCGCACCCAGTATTTTGTAAAACCCTAGACACACCCCCCTACAAAATCCCACGCCATACCCCAAAAATTCCTATAAAATTTGGAAAAACCTTATGTCTAACGATAGACTTGCACCATTTTGGTGAAAAAAAAAGCCCCAGCATTGCTGCGGGGGCTTGAAGGTGGGTGAACCCAACCGAGGAGAAAGCAAATGGCAACTGCTTGCGCACTTACTTGGTTTTAGTTTACACTGTATTTAGAAATTTCACAACCCCCAACCGCGTAGGGGCAAATACGCGCCAAGATAGGACGTGGGATGCTCGAACATTTGCTGGATTTTGCACCGGAGGTCACCGACCACCCGGGAGATACTACGCTTGCCGAAAAAGCCACAGCACTTGAAACACTTGACGCCAAAATAAAAACAGCCGACTGGCTGAAATCCCTAGGCGCAGTAGATGTGGACCAAGTAACCACCCGTTTGGAGACCGAAGCAGCACGCCAAGCCTTCAACAGCATCGTCACCGCAGCCCCCGATGCGCACACTCATCACCAACTGGCAGAAATCAAAACCCCAGAGGCCGTACGCCATCTGGTAGGTATGCTCACCGCATACGATTGGGAATTTATACAGCAGGCTAAAGAGCTTCGCGGCTACACCGTGGCTAAGCTTGTTGAAGAAACCCAACATCCTAATGCTAATATCCGGCTTAAAGCACTTGGGCTCCTAGGTAAAGTTACCGAAGTGGGTCTGTTTACTGAGAAAATAGAAGTGAAGAAGACCGATCTCACCGAAGACGAGATCGACAAGAAACTGAAAGAGAAGCTGGCGAGATTTATGAATGTGACGGATGCCGAAGTGATTGACGTGGAGCACAGGACTGATGACAACAGCGCCGCTGACGCCTGAACAAGCATCGGTTCTGTTCCAGAACTTATCTAAGATGTCCAAGCTGGAGAAGCTTGAGGCACTGGAGCTTATTGCGTCCGCAGAAGAACACAAACTTAAAAACGCGGCACGCACAGACATGATTGCGTTTGCTAAAGCCGTGTACCCCGGATTTAAAGTAGGCCCCCACCACAGAAAACTGGCTAAGATATTTCAGGATGTGTTGGCGGGTAAGAAAAAGCGCGTCATCATCAACATTGCACCACGTATGGGTAAGTCTGAATTCAGCTCTTACCTGTTCCCTGCGTTTTTCCTAGGCAACTTCCCTAATAAGAAGATCATCATGGGCACGCATACAGCCAGTTTGTCAGAAGACTTTGGTAGAAGGGTGCGTAACTTACTGGATTCAGAGGAGTACCATGAGCTTTTTTCTACAACGCAAGTGGCAGATGATCAGAAAGCTGCGGGCAAGTGGTCAACGACGGAAGGCGGACAGTATTATGCGGCTGGTGTTGGCGGGGCTTTGGCTGGACGGGGTGCTGATCTTTTCGTTATCGATGATCCTCATTCAGAACAGGACGTAAAGGCCAACAGCCGACTGGCGTTTGATACCGCATGGTCTTGGTTTCAGACAGGTCCGTTGCAGCGTTTGATGCCCGGAGGTGCCATCATCGTAGTGATGACCCGATGGGGTTTGTTGGACTTGACAGGACGCCTGATTGACTATCAGACTAAGAATCCAGATTCTCCAACGTGGGAGATCGTAGAGCTACCCGCCATATTGAACGAAGGCACGGAGAATGAGAAATCTCTTTGGCCTGAACAGTGGCCTCTGGATGCGCTGAAGTCTGCTAAATCCGCAATCGACCCTAGATACTGGAACGCCCAGTACATGCAGCAGCCTACCTCGGATACCTCTGCGGTGGTGTCTAGGAAACACTGGAGAATATGGCCCAGCGATGAACCGCCAACTTGCGAGTACATTATCCAGTCGTGGGACACAGCGCACGAAACAAAGAACAACTCTGACTACTCAGCTTGTACAACGTGGGGTGTGTTCTACAATGAGGAAGAGAACGACAAAGCGCAGCTTATATTATTAGATGCGTTTAAAGACAGGATGCCGTTTCCCGAACTCAAGCAAGTGGCGTTTAAGCATTGGAAAGAATGGGAACCAGATGCGATTATTGTGGAAAAGAAAGCTGCCGGTGGCCCGTTGATTCAAGAGCTGCGTAACATGGGCATCCCCGTGCAAGAGTTTTCGCCAAGTCGCGGTAATGACAAAATGGTACGTATGCAGGCTGTAGCAGATTTATTTTCGTCCGGCATGGTCTGGGCTCCCGATACGCGCTGGGCACGTGAGGTTATAGAAGAGGTGGCATCGTTCCCTGTTGGAGAACACGACGACTACGTAGATACCACAACACAAGCACTGCTGCGCTTTAGGCAAGGCGGGTTTATTTCTCTGGACTCGGATGAAAAGGACGAGCCCGTTTATCTTCGCCGCCGCACAGCGGCATACTACTGAGGTAACAAATGGCGACAAATATTGACAAAGCACTGTACCAACAACCCCAAGGTATAGATGATCTTGCAGAGCAAGAGGAACCGATTGAGATTGAGATCGTGGACCCCGAAGCGGTCAGTATCCACATGGGCGGTTTAGATATAGAGATTGAAGAGAAGGAGCCGTCTGCTGACGACTTCGATGCCAACATTGCCGAGTACATGGATGAGAGCGCCATGATGGAGCTGGCTGGTGATCTAGCTAGCGATGTTGAGAACGACAAAAACTCCCGTAAGGACTGGGAGAAAGCCTACACCGAGGGGTTGAAGCTGCTGGGTCTTCAGTACGAAGAACGCACGGAGCCTTGGAACGGTGCTTGTGGTGTGTTTCATCCCATGATCACAGAAGCGGTGGTAAGATTTCAGAGCGAGACCATCACGGAGACGTTCCCTGCGCAGGGTCCCGTTCGCACTAAAATTCTTGGAAAAGAGACACCGCAGAAAAAAGAAGCGGCTGTTCGCGTCCAAGAAGACATGAACTACGAGCTGACTGAGGTCATGCGAGAGTTCCGCCCAGAGCACGAGCGCATGCTGTGGAGCCTACCGGCAACCGGTTCGGCGTTCAAGAAAGTCTACTACGACCCCAATCTGGGACGCCAAGTCTCTGTGTTTATTCCGGCAGAAGACATTATCTTGCCCTACGGCACAACTGATCTGGATACCTGCTACCGCCTGACACACGTCATGCGTAAGACTAAGAACGAGGTTCTTAAGTTGCAACAGGCAGGCTTCTATAGAGACATAGAGTTGCCAGACCCCAGCCGTGAGCAAGACAGCATTAAAAAGGCCAAAGACAAAGAGACAGGCTTTAGTGACCTTAACGATGACCGCTACGTGTTGTTAGAAATTCATGCGGATTTGGACATCAAGGGCTTTGAAGATGAGGTAGACGGAGAGATTACAGGCATCGCACTCCCCTACGTGGTGACCATTATTAAGGGAACCAACGATGTTTTGTCCATTCGCCGCAACTGGAAGGAAGATGATGACCTACGCCTCAAACGACAGCACTTCGTGCACTACCAATATATTCCGGGATTTGGTGCTTATGGCTTTGGGCTTTTCCATCTTATTGGTGGTTTTGCTAAATCGGCCACTAGTATCATGCGACAGCTTGTGGATGCAGGCACGCTCAGTAATCTTCCGGGTGGACTTAAATCACGCGGCTTGCGCATCAAAGGGGACGATACGCCGATAGCTCCCGGCGAGTTCCGCGATGTAGACATTGGTTCTGGAGCGCTGCGCGACAACATTTTGCCGCTGCCCTATAAAGAACCTAGCCAAGTTTTGTTCACTTTGATGTCCACTATTGTGGAAGAGGGCCGTCGGTTTGCCGCAACTGCTGATATGAAAGTATCAGATATGAGCGCTCAAGCTCCCGTAGGCACCACATTAGCTCTGTTAGAGCGGCAGCTCAAGGTGATGACGGCGGTGCAGGCCCGTTTGCACTATTCATTTAAGCAAGAGTTGCAGCTTTTGGCAGGTTTGATCCGCGATTACACGGACGACGATTACGACTACGAACCTGAAGATGCACCCCGTAAAGCCAAGGAAAGCGACTACAACCACGTAGACATTATTCCGGTAAGCGATCCCAATGCGGCCACCATGAGCCAGCGGGTTGTGCAGTATCAAGCTGTTATTCAAATGGCGCAGATGGCACCGGATATTTACGATATGCCGCAGTTGCATCGCCGGATGTTGGAGGTTCTGGGCATTAAGAACCCAGATAAGCTGATCCCGTTGCCTGAAGATCAGAAGCCAAGAGATCCCGTGACTGAGAATATGAACGTGCTCAAGTTGGAGCCGGTTAAAGCCTTCATGTTCCAAGACCACGAATCACACATCCAAGTGCACATGGCAATGGTCCAAGACCCAACGATACAACAGCTTATTGGACAAAATCCGAAGGCGCAACAGATCGGAGCCGCGCTCATGGCGCATATTGCCGAGCACGTTGGGTTTGCTTACAGGCATCAGGTGGAGCAGCAGTTGGGTACAGCGTTGCCCAAAATTGACGAAGACTTGCCGCCACAAGCGGAGTATGCGCTTGCTAACTTAGTAGCTCAAGCAGCCAACCAAGTGCTCCAGCAGAACCAAGCGAAGGCTGCACAGCAGCAGGCGCAACAACAAGCGCAGGACCCCGTGCTCCAGATGCAGCAGGCTGAGTTACAGCTCCGCCAGCAAGAAGTGCAGATTAAGGCGCAGGAAGCCCAGATGAAAGCGCAGATTGCTCAGCAGGAAGCACAGCTTAAGGCACAAGACTCACAGCTCAAAGCGCAGATTGCACAACAGGAACTGCAACTTAAAAGTACCGAAATGCAGAACAAAATGGAACTTGAAGGTATGCGTATTGGGGCGCAGATTCAAGAAAGTAAGACCAAGCTCGCCGCAGACACACAGCGCCGAGAAGAAGAGCAAGAGCGCGAAGGCCTACGTATTGGCGTAGACATGGCCAAGCACAAGGCTGAGAAAACTCTGCAAGCGCAAACCGCAGCGCTTCAATTTGCGGAAAAAAGTCAAAGGGGTAACAAACCAAAATGATCCAAGAATTCGCACGCGTATTGCGCGAACAAATACGCAAAGATATGAACAACTACGCAGATGACTGCGCAGGCGGGGCGTGTAGTAGTTTTGAAGAGTATCAAAAACTTTGCGGGGTGATTCAAGGCCTAGCCCTCGCAGAGCGTTATGTAATCGACCTTGCTGAAAAAGTGGAGAAGAGTGATGAGTGAAACAATCCT